ATGAGTGCTTAGGATCTGGTTCAACATATACATCTAGACAATCTTTCTTTATGATAGGTGGTTTATAAGGCATTGTCCTTAATTTTGAAGGAGCAATTAATGTATTTTGTGAACCAATAAAATCACACTCATATTCTTGAGCAAATTGCATTTCACTCGTATTTTTTATTGTTTCTTTTTTCCATGCATCATCTCTTCCAGGGGTTTGGGACCAATGAACTTCAATGGGCACATAATTACTTCTTTTCTCTTCAGCATCAATCCACATCTTATAAAACATGTTCAATCCTTTTGGAGTTGAAACAATAAAAACTTTAGTAGTTTTACCGGAAGAAATTGTAGGATATACTGAAGTAAAAAAATCTTCTGCTAACTTAGGAGGTTCAATGTGTGCAAACTCATCCATAAAGATGATATTAAAAGACGATCCACGAACTGCAGAAGAAGAAGTTGAAGCAGATATAACTTTACTGCCGTTTTCTAATTCAATATTGCCCCTATTCCAAACAACCACACCTTGTTGCAACCATTTTGGTAAATGCTCATAAGCCGTTTTTAATCTTTGAAGAATCTCTCTTGAAGTAGAACCCTTATTTGCTAATATAGCAATATTAGATTGTGGATTAAAAAGGGCAAAATGTAATAGATAAGCAACAATCGTTGTTGATTTTCCAGTTTGTCTAGGCATTTTACAAATAACAAAACGGTTCTCATGCATTGTTTGAACCATTTCTTCTTGATAATCATAAAGATCAAAGGGCATTAAACCATGATCAACATGAATAATTTTCATATATTTTTTTGCAAAATATATGGGATCAGTAGAACACCTAATATAATCTTCTATGGTTTCTTTATCATATTCTAATGGTTGATATGCCCCTTTAAGAAGAGGATTTCCTGCGTAAGTATCTTGTGCCATTATTTCAACTCGTAATTTACTAAACCTTGTTTTGCAGTAAAATCTGTAGCACCGGACATTGATCCTAATATTTTTAATTTAGCAGTTTTAGGAGAAACCATTTTAATATCAATAATTCCTTTTCTCCATTTAATCTTATTTAAATTTGCTTGATAAAAATCTTTACCGCCGATTATTTCGTGAACATATTTTCTTGATAAACGATCATTATTTAATACACTCGCCACAGAATAATTAAAAAAAGAAGTAATTGTAAAAGGATAATTATTTCTTATTGTTTGTATAACTTGTTCTCTTCCATCAAAAGTTTTTTTCTTTATAAAATAATCTTCTATTGCTCCTATTACTTCATCAAGTTCTTTATTTTCTTTTGAAGAAAGTTCTTGATTCATTGCAACTTTTCGGATACTATCATAAAGAGAATGATTTGTATTTTTTACAATTGCTTTTTTTATTTTTAATACTGCTCTTAATCCAACTTCAAATGTTATATTTTTTGAATATTTAAATCTATTCGCTCCTACTTGTTGTGTTGTATACCCCATATTAGATGCAATTCGACACATTTTTTTTAAAAAACAATCTCTATACTCAGTATAATATTTCATTCCATAAGGAAGAACATTCGACATAAATGATGCGGCGGCCCCCTTATCATATTTACTTGATACACTAACAGTAGTCGTATCAAATGTCAAACTACTATCAACAAGTTTAAATGCGGGATCAGTTGGAATACTAAAAGATTTTAAATTTATACCAAACATATCAGAAGGAGTACAAGTCTTTGATAGTTGATTTTTGAATGCTAATATACCTATCAAAATTTCACCAAAATATACACCAAGCTCATCAATATGACTATCATCAATACCATTCAAAGCAATTACAGACAAATCATCTTGATCCAAATATGTTTTTATTTTTCCTATAAGATAATCATTATCATGTATTTTATTATCTAATCCCCAAATAACGCTTTTTTTTAAATCTTCATAAGTCTCAAACAGTTTTACTGGAACATCTTTTTTAGAAAGAACTGTTATTTTTTCATCTTTACCTTTTTCTGTGAAATCTTCTGCTAATATTTGTAATTTTTGAGGTCTTTCAGCACCAAGATCATCTGTGGGTTTTCTTATTTTTGAAATTAATACATAGCCCTTTTTTCTTTGATACTCAATATTAGCATACTTTTTTTTTTGAAATTCTTTATATTTCTTTGAAGCTAACTTTATCGGAGTTCTTGGTGGAATATTAATATTCATGCTTTCTAATTCATTATTTTTATCTCCAAACATCTCAGCAAATTGCCCATTCTCTATTCTTATCTTCAATTTCATCCAGTCAGGATTTTCTGTAACATATCGTGTAAAAACCACATCTCCTGGATTTCTTCTGTCAATTTGTCCTAAATGTGCCATTATTCTTTTTTATCGCTTAACATTTTTTGAAGTTCTGCAGTACTACCTATAAATAATGCATTTGTTACACTATTGGGACCAGCGTTTGTTTCTTGTGTGATATCTTTTACCTGTTTATGAACATTTACTAAATTTTGATTTTGTTCACCTACTGTTTTAATCAATTGGCCAACAACTTCAAACATTCTAGCGTTACCACTATCTCTTGCATCTTGTAATAAATCTTCAATGGCTTCCTGTCCTCTTTCAATAATATTGTATATATTTTCACGGGCATACCTATAATCAGTATTCAAATCATTTGCGTTTGATTCAACCATTGTTCTTTCTGGGGGCTTTTTAATAATAGAACTAGCTGGTATTTCTAATATTTTATCTAATTTATCTTCGAAAGTTTTCATTGTAATTTATATTATCCGTAAGTTCCTGTAGAAGCATCATAATCAACTGGTGGATTGTAAACTGTTATCGTGGTATTTGCCTCAAAATCATCCCCTGGAGTAATATATGTATTTGCTCCTCCTTCAGGAACAATTGTAATTTTACTAATTATATTATCAAAACCAAGCTCAGTCACACTATCTTCAGTTAGAAAGAAATCACTTGTTTCCAATAAAAGTTGATTTTTTGCAAAAGGAGTAGAATCTTCCATCAACAATTCACAGTTTGTTAGCATGGGAACATGAGGATCAATTTCTTTAAATGCAACTTCAATTGTTTTAATTATTGATTGACCAGATTTGATATCAGGATATATAAATCCTTTCATCATAAAAGATATTGTCCAAATAATTGTTCTTCTGGCAGAAAACTCTCCTTCATAAGAATCTTCACTTGTTGCGCTTTGAATAACAATAGGAATATCTAACTTGATACCCATCTCTGTTAAAATATTTACACTTACATTAAATTCTGGAGTAAAGAACGGAAGGATTTGTTCTAATATTTGAGTACCATCTTCAGCATTTTCTACAAAAGCATATAAAGAAAAATCAAAAATATATGGAGAAGGATTAAACATCTTCTTAACATTACGATTTCCATTTATCGTTTCTTTGTGAGTTAATGCGCCTATTGTATTTAATTTTCTAATGGGATCGTAAGCCATGCCAGTCATTTCAAATCCTATTCTAGGAAGTTGAATAGCAACTTGCTTATCTAAATCAGCATCTTGATTTATTCTTGTAAGAAATTTTTGCTTTGGTCCATAGGCTATTGGTACTTTTTGTCGAGATAAAACATTACCGCCCGAGTCCTTTTTCTCAATATTAATATCATTAAATAATGTTCCAAACAACGCAACATATTTTCTTATTGTTTGGTGATAAAAAGTTTGTCCTAACATAATACTCCATAAAGATTGTAATATTATTTAGTTGTATAAATAGTCTTATGGCACTCTCAATAAAAACTCAAGGCGAAAATTTAACAATGTATCAAGGTAATAACTTTGAAAAAGTTTTTACTGCTAAAGATGCAAACAATTCAAATGTGACCATAAGTACTGGTACTTGTGCTTCTAAAATGAAGAAGCATCATACAACTACTAATACTTCTTGGATAATGTCTTTCACGGCGGCAGTATCTGGTAGTAATGTTACCATAACTGCTAATGCTACTCAAACAGCAAATATGTCTTCAGGTTTATATGTTTATGATGTTGAATACACCCAAGCGGATGCTGTAACAAAGGAAAGGGTAGTTGATGGCATGATTACACTTCTTGCAGAATCCACAACTTAAAAATCACCCTCACTAAATGGATTTGATTCAGAAAAATCAATAATAGAATCTGCTTCAGTTTCAATAGTTACATTATTTGCAGAAGTATCATTAACAAATTCTTGTGTATTAGGTGTGGTACCAACTATGTAATAAGCACCGCTTGTATTTCCAACTACATTTTGAGAGTAAGTAAAAGTTCCCATCAAATCTGTCAATTTCAATACTCTATCAGTAGAATTCCAAGATATTACTCTTCCTTTTGTATTAGCAGAACTTTCAGTACTACCAACATATACATATTCGTCTTCTACATAATTACCGGAACCTCCTGAATCAAGAGTTACTTCTATTGAATAAGCATATTTATCTTCTATATCATCTATATCTTCAATACCAGTATCAATTCTTTGATCATCATATTGAAATAATTCACATGTTAAATCAAATATTGGTAATTTTCCAAATTGATAAAACATGGATTCATGCTCGACAAATCTAACTTCGTATAATTTTTTATTTAATGGAAAAAATATTATATCGCCTTCTCTTGGCCTATCATAACCAGTATCTAAATTTTCCCATCGTCTTCTGGCCACAGAAAAAATTACTTGATCTCTTATTTCTAATCCAAATCTCGAAACAAAATCACCTTCTCCTTCAAAACCATCAACAGATTTAACATACATTTCAATTAAATGTGATTGATTAAATTGTGAAATAGTATCTTCGCCATAAAGAAGATCCTCATTCATATATTGTCTCGGAAGATAATAGTTATCTATGCCAAAATTTTTTATCGATTCGATAATTAAATCTTGGTGTAAATTTTGTTCTGCAGTATTGTTAAAATGATTAAAATAAGAATTAGTAGGCATTATCCCGGACCAACCATAAAGTCAACTGGTAATTCGTATTTAAGAGATGCTTGTTCTTCTGTTTCTCTTAATTCTGTTATTGCTTCTTCAAATAGTGTTCTCCCATTTAATGTCGTTCCTCCTGGAAGCTGTACACCTTCATATTTTATTAAATTAGCCCCCCATTGTCTCTTAAAAAGGGCCGTAACATATCTCTTTAAAAACATATCATTATATACATCTGTAAATGTTGCAGGTTCAATTATTCTATAACACTCTGCGACAATATATTCATCAACAGTAAGATCATCACTATCCCAATCTAAATCTAAATATAATCGATTTTGATGTCTACTAAATCGTAAAGGTTTTTTTCCTACAAACATGTCATTCAACAATTGTAAATGTTGCATTGACATTTTATAATTTATTATAGAAGTAGCAGTAAGATAAGGCATTTCATTTAAATGAAATTGATATCTAAACGAAAACAAATCACTTGATGTTTGTCCTCCACCAGTATCCTGTATATCAAAAATGCCTGTCACACCTATTATGGAGTCACTTAATGTAATATAATGATTATCTATATCACCAAAGGTAACTAACGATGCATCAGTATCGGCTACTGCAGTCGATCCACTTGTACTTCCAGTTATTGTTTCGCCATTTGAAAAACTAGATGTAACATCATTATTTGAAATTCCATTCGTATCTTTATGTGTTTTGAATGTTATAATAGTAGAATTTGCAGAAACTAAAGTTGCAGTCGCATTTGATGTTCCACCGGTTATTGGTTCACCTGCTGTAAAAGCACCCGTATTTGAAGCAATTTTAACAGTTGAACCAGTAATTCGATGTACATTATACATTCTTTCAACACCATCAAAATGATATTCTTGAAAAAACTGTAGTCCTTCATCCATTCGATCTTCCAGTTGATCATCTTCTACGTTTATTTCAATAACTGGTTGTCCCAATGTTCTAAGACAATATTGTTTTAATTCTTCTCTTGTGCTAGGTTTTGCCATTTTTCTCTTAAACTTGATTTACAACTGTTCCAGCAATATCTTTTACTGGTAATCTACAATTAACATTAACAGTAGAATTTGCAGATAATAAAGGACCCCCGCAAGTAAGTACTCCATTCGCTAATGTACTAAAAATATCTGCAGTAGAATTTGCCACGTGGAGAATTTTTGTTGCTCCTGTGCTAGATTGTCCCGAAACAAATAAAGAAGCTCCGGTCGAGGTAGTACTGGCTGATTTAAAAATACCTAATGATGAAGTGTGTGCATAAGAAGATTCAACATTTAATCCTGGTTTATCTGCATTTTGTACAACAGAAATACCCACTCCTCCATCTGTTTTAACTTTTAATGCTATTGATCCAGTAGCACCTGTTGTATCTTGATTTATATCAACCACTGCTCTAGCATCAGTAGAACTATTATTATCTGTTACAGCAAGCATGGAACCTGACATAGCATGAGAAGTTCCTGTTCCCAATCCATGATGTATTGCTAATACATGACCTGAAGTTGTTGCATATGCATTAATCTCAAAAACATTTGCAGTTGTTGTTGAAATCGCATTAACTAAAATACCACGTTGATCTACATCACCTGTCTCTAAAAAAATTCCTGTTGTGCCATCAGTCGAACCAACATTTATATGTAATTTGCCTCGCTGAGTTCCAAGCGTATCTCCACCCGCAACTTGCATATAACCACCGTATTCATTTCCAAATACAACCGTATTAGCGGCATCAGTAACAATATGTAAAGAATCTGTAGCATGATCATAAAGAACTCCTCCGACATCAGCATCATCCGGATCACCAAATGCAATAATACTATTTGCGGCATTATTTGCAAGCAATGTCATACCAACTGTAGTATTTCCTTCTATCAACATATCATCTGCAACAGCTTCAATTGCAGTAGCAGTAGTTGATCCTGCCGCAAAATCTGTTCTAATATGCAGTCTTCCTTTAGATGAAGTTGCAAGAGTTGGAGATGTTGTATATTCTGGAAAATTACCAATAGCTACATTAGAAGTGCCTACATCTGAACCTAAAATAGGACCCGTATTCATGACAAGAACCGAGCTTGTATTAACAGATATATTCGCAGAATGTGTAAATCCACCGATTGTATATGTATTTTTAAATGTTCCATTACCAAATGTTGCACCAGTAAATATATGAGGACCTGGAGAAGATACTGTAATAACTTTATCAGCCGCAGTAATGTTAACATTTACATCATTAATTGTTCCTTCATCAACTGTAACCTGTTGAACAGTTCCCAAATCAGCAATCGTTGCTCCAGTAAGAGTAATTGTAGATGATCCATTAGCATTAATATTTTTACCATTTAAATTGATTTCACATTCATTAATTTGGGATCTTTCAATTTTACTATCTGGACTAGCACCAGTTACAGTTGCTCCAACCGTTTCAACTAATGCCCATTTTGCAACTGTTCCTGCATCTGAAGTGGTTGCACCAGTAAAGTCTATAGCCCCTCCTGAAAATGTTAATGTGGAGCCAGTTACACTTGCACCCGTAACAATATCTGCAGAAATTGTATTAATTGTCAGCCCACCATCAGAATTGGCAGAAAGTAAAGCCGTAACAGGATCATCATCATCCTGTTCATTCAATACTGTGATGATTTGATTCGTTTTTGTACGCCATGCTTCAAAAGTATTAACTAGTGCTACTTCAGTAATACTGCTATCAGATATTGCCATCTTTGTCCTTGCTTAACAATTCTAAAATTTTATTAATATCTTTTTTAATAATATTAACTTCTGTTCTTAGAGTATTTATTTCGTTTCCATTAAATTTCATTGTATTCGCTTGTGATATTTTTTGTCTATGTTTCAATAAAGACTGTTGATCGGTCGCAATAATTGCATTAGAAAACGTATCTCTATGATATCTTGGATCATCTGTTTTTACTATCAAGGCGTACCTTCACTATCAAGAGCGATTGCTCGTAAATTTGCTATTTTAGGTATTCCTATAAAAGAATCCTGCGATACTCTATCTAAAGTCATAACTAATTTAATTGAAAATGTTCTAAATTTTTCATATCTGGCATCCCCTCCAGATATATAAGAAATTTTTTCATCATATGTTTTAAATTCAAAACGTTTAAAATCATGTTCACTTATAGAATAAGTAGTATTTGCAGTTTGTTGTTTCATAAGAACCCAAGATTTTTCATCAAAAGGTTCCGAATCTTCACTAGAAAGAACTTTATAATAAGCATGAATATTAGATCCTCTTGGCTTATATGCATCCATATATAATTTAAGATCAACTGCATCAAAACCCTCTTCTAATGTCACCCGTCTTGAAATATATCTAGCTTTTAAATTACCACCAGAAGAAAATGATACTGCATTTGTTGATGTTTTATTTACAGTACCATTAGCACCTTCACCAACAACACTAATAACTGCAGTTGTTGTCATTCGTACATTATCGATAGTAGCAACCGATCCCCCAATATCCCAGTTAGTAATAGTTGGTGTAGAAATATATCCTGAACCACCATGTTTAACCGAAACTTGATTGATAATACCATTTGCATGAACATTAGCGGCTATTGTTGCAGTATTTGCACCAATATCAGGAGCAGATACTACAAACACACTTGTATTACCTTCTGATGCTACATTACTTGTTGAACTTCCAACTTCTGCAGAATAATAACCAGTACCAGTATTGGACAGAACAATATCAGAAGTTGACAAACTTCCATTATTAATAACATTTTCAATAGTAATAACACCAGTTCTTTGTTCATCAATTACTGGAGATATTAAAGTATTTGCGGTTTCAAAATATGCATTAATTGTAAAACTATTATTGGCGGCCTGTGGATATGTAATTTGTTTTTGTTTTTTGAAATCAACATTTTTATTTTCTTTAAATTTTATATTAGAACCCA